AAGCACGTAGAAAGGCGGAAAATGCGACTGAAACGAGTCGACGCCTCGTAGCCGAAGCGGGTGCTGCGGCAAACAATGCATCTCGACGGGCACAAGAAGCCGAACAACAGAAATTGCTCGCGCAAGAGGCTGAGAAACGAGCACTCGGTAACAAGGCTGAGGCAAACCGTCTCAGAGTCGAGGCAAATCGTCTCAAGAGTGAAGCTAACAAGGCGCGTAACGCAGCTCAAGCTGAAGCTCAACAAAGTGCAGAGGCTGCAGCGGCAGCGAATGCAAAAGCGAAACGAATCGCAGAACAACTCAAAAATGCTAATTTAACTAAAAAGGAAATGAATGCCCTCATAAAGGAAAAGAATGCACTTTTAGAAACGAGGCGACAAGAAATGCAAAATCAAATAAACGCCATAGAAAAACAAGCAAAAAATAAAAATAATCGAATTTCTGTACTCGAATCCAATGTAAATCTCGCGAAACAGCGTCTCAATGTGAAGAACGCTGACCTATTAAAAAAGATAGAACAAATCAAACAAACGCAATCTAATGTCGCGAGACTTCAAAGAGACTTAAATAGTGAAAAGGCGACATCTGCCGAGAAGAATAAAATTAAGAATCAACTCGAAGCTGAAACGGCGAGATTGATGAGAGAAAAAGAGATGCTCGAAGGTAGTCGCGTCGCGTTAATTCAACAAAGAAACCAGTTCAAGAAACAATTGAATATGGCTGAAGGTGGTAGAATCGCTCTCATGAACAGATTGAGACAACTTCAAAGTGCCAAGAACATATCTAACAAACAAAGAAATGTATTCAGAGAACAATTGCGAAAGGTTCAAGCTCAACGTAGAAATTTAAGAGGTGGGATGTCCGCTAATCAGGCACAGTATGCGACCACACGATCCCAATTGGAAGCTACACAAAAAAATCTAGCTGCCGCTCGACTCAACGAACAACGCGCGAAGCAGAGAATCATAGAAGCCTCTAGACTCACAAGAAACCGAGCATCAAACACCCAAAACTTTAATGCGACTGCAGCTTTTCAACAAATGAGTAATACACTCGCGACAAACAAAAATGCATGGAAACGTGGTGTACGCAGTCGTTGGCAAAATGTAGCTAGACCTGGTGCGGCGTATCTCAAAAATGAAGAAAATCTTCGTGTCGCTAAAAATACACTACGTGCACTCATAAACTCAAAAAGACCCAATGGTAATTACACCATAGGTGGTCCATTTGGACAGAAAAGAAGACAGTTGAAATCGGAATTGGAACGTGTGTTAAATATGACACAACTCAGGGAAATCAGAAAAAAGATCGCTGCGGCTAAAAACATAAAAAATACTGAAGTCGCTCAAAAAAGAATGAATAAAACTTTGAGTATGGTTGGTTCGTCGACCAACAATTTTAAATTTGGTAATAGATCTCAACCAATCGTGACCAGGGGTCAACTACTCACAAAAAACAACAGAAATAACACAAAGAAAACTATAAATTCACTCTTTCGTATAGGAAATAAAACAAAGCTTCAACTCAAACGAAGAATAAACATGGGTGAAAATCCAAAAGATGTTCTTATAAATGCAATGTCAAAAAATCGAAAAGCGGGTGGCCCGGCGGCGGCAGCTCGTATTAGAGCACAGGCTTATGCCAGTTAATTTTCTAAACCATAGTATATGTCCACCTACACCCAAGAAAAATGCGAATTCATTTACCGTGTCTCCTCCTTAGAAAAGGTCGTCGATGGAGACACGATAGATGTTACCATAGATCTCGGTTTCGATGTCTGCACCAAGCAACGCGTCCGTTTGCTCGGCATCGATACCCCAGAGTCTCGAACACGTGATGAAGAAGAAAAGGTTTTCGGGCTCCTCTCCAAGAAAAAACTCAAGGAGTGGTGTCTCAAAGCCGTAGAATCTGAGAAGGATGATATAGAGATCGAACTCAGATGCCCGGAAAAGGATTCGCGCGGTAAATTTGGTCGCATTTTAGCGGAAGTGTGGGTCGGTGAAGATGGTAATTGGACGAACGTCAATAAGTGGATGTGTGATGAAGGCTATGCCGTGCCTTACGTAGGACAAAACAAGGCGGATGTTGAAGCGCTCCACATGGCGAACCGCGAAAAGTTACGAGCTAAGGATCTTGAATTATAAATTGACGTTCCCAAATAATCGCTATCCATTTTTCACCAGATGTGACAGGTTCACCTCCGTGTAATGCATCATCTGTTATACCACCCCAGCTATCGAGTGTATCAAAGCTAAGGGCGTCACCCTTTTTCAATTTAAAAATTTTTTTCAGGTTAGGGAAAATAGTTTCGCCACCTTCATAATCATCGTTCAATGCAAATATGAATGTGTGCACTCTATTATTTTTATAATCTTCGCTTCCATCTTGGTGAGGTTTATATAATCCACCCTTTTTGTAATGGACTACCCTTAGACTCTCACAACGTTCTGGGTGTTCGGTGTATCTATTCACAATTTCAGCAATTTTGGGATCACACATTTCCAAAGTACATTCCCGTCCATCTCGTATGTAAGAATCAATACTTCTATCGATACCGAGTCCAGCCGTTTCTAGGTAAGGTAAAGCCATACGTTTTATATATTCACACTCTTCATCCGTGAGTGAATTTGGTACCACGATAGGAAATTTATATATAGGTATCATACATTTCATGTAGAAATGTATTTTTCACTTCTAACCCACAAGTTTGCGATCCATTTTTCACCAGATGTGACAGGCTCACCCCCGTGTAACGCTTTATGTGGAACTCTGCCCCAACTGTCAAGTGTATCAAAGCTGAGAATGTCACCTTTGTTTAATCTGTAACTTTTTTCAAGAAATGGAAATACTGTATCACCACCTTCATAATCATCATTCAAAATAAATATAAAAGTGTGCTTTCTCGTGTTTGGTTCTGTAGGATTTGCATCATGGTGTGGTATATAAAACCCACCTGGTGTGTACCGAACCACTTGCAATCTCTCGCATACACTGGTATCATCGACACACTTTGTGATGATACGTTTAATCACAGGATCGCCGTGGTCAAGCCATGCAGTCTCACTCTTCCGAATATCACGGTCTTCGGTAAAATCATGACCTACAGTCGATGGTTTCAGTTTTTCTTTCGACATTGTTTTGATATACTCACACTCTTCATCCGTGAGAACCCCTCGCAGGACTTCTGGCTCTTTGTATTTTGGTCTGAATAACAATACCAAAATCAAAATGGGTACAACAACCCACCACATCTATCATCTACTTAGAAATATATACCTCGGAACTTGACACGTGTATCTATTACGTATTCGTGTGATGACACGGTTTGTATATTTTGCGAGCTCGTATGCCGTGTCCATGATTTCCACCTCCTTTGTCGGTTCTATCATCCATTGACGAAGTAAATCACTACCAGTATCGATGAACATTTGATATATTTGCTGAATGTCCCGCATTTTGTCATTGTGTTTATCACGTTTCTGTAATTCACGTTTCATATCAGTTTCAGATATGTGGTTCATTAAGTATGAAATTCGCAAATTAAGATTATCAGCGTGTATGTAATCATATTTATATATATTATTGTAGTCGGCAATACCCACGGCGGTGTTTAGGGACATGATGCAAGCCGGTGCAGACGCTTCTAAAAGTTCTCTATACATGGGACGACCACCACATGGAATATCACCGTGTTCTCTGCCACGCCGTTTGAATTCAAAATAATGTGGATTGTGAACGCGGCCAGTCTCCACCTTACCCGTACGCCAATCGAATGCGGTTTGGCATGTCGTGCACCACATTTGCGCACACCCGTCTATTTTGTGTATCATTGTCGCACATTTTGGACACGGTTTTGTGTCACGGTTGATGAGTCGCATCGTTTTCACCGTTTCTGGATCGCATGTATGATTATCTAAACACACTTCATTACACTGTTCACAAAATGATTGTTTACAAATTCCACATTTCCATAAATCGTCTAGAAAACCGCGACACTCATCCATGGGGCATCCGCGTACAAACTTTGTTGCCTCTTCACTTGCATCAATAGGGAGAGTTCGTAGCTTTTCGAGTTCTTTTCGCAATAAATTGTGTGCATTTTCGGCAAAAATACACATAGTGAGATACATATCGACGTATTGTCCACACGTTTCCGAGGCGTGATGATACCTTCGCCTAGATTTAATGTATAAATGCGACATGTGATCTCGGAGTGTTTGTAGCTCACGACGTTTTAATATGCGTTGTACATAAGGTTGCGTTTCGGGCATACGTATGAGTTCACGTTCAAAAAGAATTTGTTCACGATGTTTTTTGTATTCTTCATTCCTAAACCTTTTCGTGCAAAATGAATCAACAAATTCACGGTTGTGTACTTTTTTGCAACTCATGCAATGTGGGTCTTCGGATGTTGATAATAAATATGTTTGTGTACACGTTCTACACGATTCGAAATCACAGAAAGGACAACATACTTTTTTGTGATTTGTTTTATTAAAACGTTCACAGCATACACCGCACGTCATCGTGTACTCTTAGGGGATTTCTTCTTTAAACTAGATGGTTTTAATGCACTTTGAACGCGTGAGAATAAATTAACATATAACGCGGTTCCCTTATTCTTTTCCCGTTCTTTCATGAGTTCATAAAATTTGATTTCTTTGTTGAGTGTACTCTTACCTGCCTTGATGGCATTGATGGAAAGTTTCTTGAGATCTTCAACGGCTTTCTTAAAACGTGGACTGGATGCAGATTTGATATTTCGAACGTCAACGAATGGGGCTGGGGACATCTTATATTGTATTAAGAAATAATTTCTACTCCCCCCACAGATAGCTAAGTGACTTCGAATGCGAAATGTGCACAAACTTGAATATCCACCACATTTAATATATATAAGGAAAAGAATACATGACAATATAAAATGAAAGATTGGACAAATGACGAAGAACTCCAGTTCATAAAGGATCTGCATACGGGTAAAGATCTCTTTCAAATTGCCAAAGACCATGATAGATCAATCGGTGAAATGAAAGTTAAATTGGAAGATATTGTGAGTAATTTACATAAAAAAGGTGAAACAAACGATGCAATAAAAAAAGTATTAAACTTGGAAACGGAAGTTATTGAATATATCTTGAAAAAACAAAAAACATGCAATGCTATCGTACAACCTGAAAATACAAAGGTGACAATGCATGACATTGGTATGTTAGCTGAAACTATATACGATGTACTTGGACCTGGATTTAGTGAACGAGTGTATCATAACGCAATGGAAGTACTCCTTCGTTCTAGAAATATTCCGTACGAATCCGAACGAATTATACCTATTCCGTTCGAGGGGCATGTTGTGGGAAATTTGCGCGCAGATATAATCATAAATAATGAAACTATACTGGAGTTCAAGGCTATCAAAACCTTAAATGAGACGGCTGAGATACAGTGTCATAATTATCTTCGCTTGACTGGTCTGAAGACTGCGTATCTGATAAACTTTCCTCCGGTGATGGAAGGTTCTGCGGAGGTTCGGTGTATCTCGTAAATACTATAAATGGAAACATTTTAGTGAGATGTTTATAGGTATCAATCATTTCATCGTAATATTTCTTAGGGTCTTTCATCTCTTCAGTGAGTATGTGATGCGCTTTGTCCGCGTAAAATGCCGCTTCTTCAATACAAAACTTTTCGTATTTGTTCATTGTAGATAAAGGGTGTCATTTCTTTAAATTGTCGGAATAAACTCCCAACGTAAGTCGTGACATATCTTTTTCCATATGACATCTTGTTGATAGAGTTTCTCTTTGCTCTTGAGTAGTGGAA